ATTGGGTAGAGTGTATCATGTAACCCAGTCGCGTATGCCGAGGCTCTGGGTCCCTTGAGGAATAATTAAGTATGCTCCACTGTGGCTAAGTCTTAGGACAAGGTGGGAGCGACACTAGATACTAGTGGATTGGTTTTTGTGGTAGAATAGAACCACCGCCCTTAGGTTGGGTACCCCTGCGAAAGCATCATGATCAGTACAACCAACCTAGCAAACCACCCAAGCGTCCTCAGCTACGAGTCTACCCAAACTCGTACGCTGTCAAAGTCAGAGATCTTCTGTAGGAATGCGCGCAACAAAGCGATGGAGTTCTTCAAGTGTCTCATGTGCCATCGTGTACACTTGGAAGAGACAGAGGTGGTCACCAGTAGTATCCTGGCAATGGTCGAGTGCGACGTTGAGGACCTGGTGGATGAAATCAAGATCGTCAACGAACAGTTGGCACTACTCCGTGGGGAAGCTTCAACTTCCTTTGACGTTGAGCAAAGTGCACTGGAAGTAGCGATCACTCACCGCGAGAGCACAGAGATGCTCAGCGAAGATCGTGACATTGTGGTCGTGTTAGTACCGTTCGAATTAGTAGAACCGGAAATCATCGGCCACATGCGCGAGAATATGCAACAATCTCTCGCCCTTACAGCTCAATTGCGTTGGATGGCGAATGCCGACAGCCCTCGTGAAATGGAGGCGGCAGAAGAGATGTGTGCTGAGGTAGAGGCGGCGGCGGAGGCACGGTTCATTGATGAACAAGGTGTGTCCTTTGCCGAGGTAGCTCTGATTGCGGGTGCGTATGCGCTCGCGGTCAACGACACCTATTACCGTGTGGTGGAGCCTGATGGCACCACCACAATTGCTCGCCGGCCCACTGTTGTTGAGACACCCACCTATGGCAGGGCGGGTGCCCAGTTCGTTGTTCCAGGGTGGTCCTTGGTGCAGCATGACGCCGCTGTAAAGCTGCGTACGGAGGTACTGATTCCGCGGAAGGTTTTCCCGCGATTGGTCGCAGCGTGCACTTTGGATGCGCGCTCACGTTGGGGTCTTCGACCCGACACTCAAGCCAACCGTCTTATGGTTGGCGATCACATGCGCAAGCAGCTGCGAGTCGGCGAATTGCGCAAGAGCACGGTGGATGCGAACGTTGCCCTAGCGGTCAACCTCTTCTTCATCCCACATGCGGGCGATTTATTAGCCCGCGCCCAAGCGATCCATTGGAGCGCCAGCCTTCGCTGGCGCGAATATGATCTCCTTGGGTCAACGTGGTGGCAGCGCGCAACCTACTCGGGTTCGCGCATGGCCACCCCGGTCGTTTGAGGGTGCCTAGTGCGCGTACGAGGAATGGACAGCCAGAGTGGGTTGTCATGTCCTAAACTAACCGTACGCCGCACTGGGTGCTTTGTGAAGCCAAGGAAGTGGATCCAACTCTCTGGTCTCGGCCAGTGCCATTCTCTTGGTGTTCACAACCCAACGATCAACGTGTTAGAGCGAGCGCTGCTGGAGCGGGCGTTTATGTGTGAGGTAACCCCAGGCAATTTTGCGCCACCACTTGGAAGCACTCTGGAGGAGTGGGAGGAGATGGCGGATTTTGTCTCGAAAATTGACAAAAAGAACGGGCGCTATTGGATGCCGCAGACAGCGAGTGAAGTTGTTGCGTATTACAAGGGCCCGAAGCGAGAGCTGTACGAGAAAGCCAGAATTGATCTCGTGCGTGAACCAACCCTGCAAAAACGCGATAGCAGGAGTGTGGTGTTTGCCAAGTTTGAGAAGGCGAACTTAGGCAAGGCCCCGCGGTGCATTCAGCCCCGGGACCCAAGATATAACCTACTCGTTGGAAAGTACGTTAAACAAATAGAGCATCGCATATATCGGAGTATCGCAAAGGTCTTCAACGACGTCCACGAAGGAAGTGGACCAACCGTCATCAAGGGTTTTAATGCCATCCAGACGGCGTCGATCTTGCACAGCAAGTGGGAGCGTTTCGCGACGCCTGCCTGCGTTGGCCTAGATGCCAAGAAATTCGATATGCATGTCTCCGTCCCAGCACTACGGATGGAGCATGGAGTCTATTTGAGCATGTTTCGAAACGACCCGAAGCTGCGTACCTTGTTGGAGCGACAAATTGCCAACGAGGGAAGAGGGTACTGTGCCGATGGCGATCTCAAGTTTTCAATTGACGGGATCCGGTTCAGTGGCGACATGAATACGGCTTTGGGGAATTGCCTAATCATGTGTGCCTTGGTGTGGACGTGGGCGAAAAGCGTCGGTGTGCGGGTCGAGCTGGCCAACAATGGTGATGATTGCGTTGTTTTCCTGGAAGAGGAAGATGCGGTCACCTTCGTTGATGGGTTGGAGGCTTGGTTCGCACGTAAAGGTTTTCGCATGGATGTTGAGGCGACTGTCACGGATTTCGAGGCCGTGGAGTTTTGCCAATCACATCCCGTGTGGAACGGCATGGAGTACGTGATGTGCCGTTCCCTCCCCACTGTACTTGTCAAAGACTCAATGTGTTTAGTTCCAGCTAATACACCTCGCGAGATTGAGTCTTGGATGGCAGCAGTGGGTATGTGTGGGGGTAGTTTGTCCACCGGCGTTCCAGTAATGCAGTCCTTCTACCGGTGTTTCCGGCGGTGCGGCCAAGGCCGCAACCCTTCTAGAGGACTAATTCAAAGCATTTACAGGAACAGTGGGCAATTTGAGCGGATGGGAACGCTCAGCTACGATGTACGAGAGATAGGAGCTAGGGAGAGGTTTAGCTTCTGGATAGCGACTGGCATCACACCTTGTGCTCAGATAGATTTGGAACAATACTACGATAAGTACCAGATCAGCACGGAGGTGTCTGTTGAAGTGTCAGCCGTGCAGATTCAAAATACGACATACATCCATATCCCACAGTATTAGTACAGTAACATCATCCCAATGGTTGTTACAAAGCGTTCAGGAAAGCAGGTGATCGTTCGTCCGAAGCAGAAGAAGAAGATCACCATCCAGAGGGAAAAGTCTCTCTCTCCGTCGCCATTGTCGACGTATCGAGCATGCCTGAGTCAACCGTTTAGTGCGTTAGCGCAAGGTGCACGGGTCCCTGATATGTACTCCGTCCCTTCAGCCACTCGTCATATCACTCGTAAGTTTACGCTATCGAGTAATTCTAGTGGCGAATGTGACGTGGTCATCGTGCCCTCTGCATTCCTCCATGCCATGTCTCCACGTGGTAGCGTGGTGGGAGGTGGTACTTGGACCACTCTTGACGGTGCCACCGTGGCCAACGCCATCGTGTTCACCACCCCAGCATCGTTGTCTGCCCAGTTGACTAATTACCGTATTGTAGGGTACGGTGTTAAGATCATTGGCATTGCGTCCATGACGACCAACAGTGGTTCTCTCACAGTAGCGACGGTGCCCGCTGAGGGTTGGTTGAACTTGAATTATCCAGTTGGTGGCCAGTCTCCAAACTCC